TCAGGTTGTCAGGGCCTGGCCGCCTCGGATGAGCAGCTCGCCCACCTGTCTGGCCTGGTGGACACCGGCGACCGTGTAGGTCGTTGTCAGCTCCTCGAAGGCGAAGCAACGGAAGATCGCGCGGATATCCGGGCAGTCGTTGATGGAGAGCAGCCATGCCCCTCTGACCCCGTCCAGGGCGCTGGCCAGGCGCTCGAAGTCGGCCCGGACGAACAGGTCGCGGCCATAGAATCCTTCAGTGCCGTAGTACGGCGGATCGAGGTAGAACAGAGTCTCGGGTCGGTCATAGCGCTCGATGAACACGTCGAAGTCCAGGCACTCGACCACAACGCCAGCCAGGCGCTCGTGCAACTCCTCCAGGCGCGGCCCCAGGGTCATGAGGTTGAAGCGGCCGCCGCGCCCGTAGTCCACGCCAAACGACCTCCCAGCCACCTTGCCCCCAAACGCCAACCGCTGGAGGTACAGGAACCGCGCGGCGCGTTCCAGGTCGGTGAGGGTGTCCGGCCTGGCCGCGCAGAGCCGCTCGAACTCGGCTCGGCTCGTGATCTGGAACTTGAGCGTCTCCATGAACTGCGGGTAGTGGCGCTGCAAGATGCGGAAGAAATTGGCCACGTCCCGCGAGGCGTCGTTAACCACTTCACTGCGCGCGCGGCGGATGCGGCGGAGGAACACTCCGCCCATGCCGACGAACGGTTCTGCGTATGTCTCATGCGGGATGGCGTCGATGCGCTCGACGATGCGCGCCGCCAGGCGGCGCTTGCCCCCGACGTAGGGGGCGACAGGGTCAACGGGGTTGATGGCGGTGTTGTTCTCCATGGTCCTGTTGTGGGTTGCGCCTGGGTCTGTTACTGCTGATCCGCCTCGCGCGAGGCAACGGAGCAGCGGGCCGCAGGCTCGTGGTCCGGCGTTCCCCCGCCGGGCCAGTGGGGGCGTTGGCGCGCCCCTGCCTGCTCCAACTCCTACGCCAGAATCTCGTCCGCCCGCGCCTGCGTGAGCAGCTCCTCGGCCACCAGCAGCGCCATGCCGCCGAGCGTCTCTGAATCGTCCAGGCGGATTCCCTCGCGGGCCGAGAGCACGAGGTTGCGCAGCATCACGACCTGGGGATTTGCGCTGGCCCAGATGGCGGCCTGCTCCTCGGCCGTGAAGCGTCGCACGAAGTCGTTGGCCGTGAGCACGGGCGGCGCGGGCGCGGGTTCCGGGGTCGGCTCCCAGGACGTGCAGCGATGCACCATCTCCGTGCCGTCGTCCGCCAGTTCCCAGGCCGTGGCCTGATGCCCGGCGGGCGGCCCCTCCTCGCGCCAGGGGACGAGGCCGACGCCCCCCAGCTCCTCCTGGGTCCACGCGACCAGGATGTCGGCCGGGTAGAGCAGCGTGCCGACGAGGATGCCGGGCGTGCGCGGCCACGACAGGACCTCGCCGGACGCTCGATTGTACCAGTGCGACATGTCTCCCTCCTACGCGGCCTGGCCGCGGCGGTCGCCGGTGGCCAGCCACGTGATGTGTGTGTTACCCGTGATGTAGTACCCGGCCGCGCCGCCGCCGCCGGGACCGGAAAATGTGGCCGTGACGTTAGGCGGATCGCCAGCCTGTCCGCTCCCGCCTGCCTGGCCGGGGCCACCGCCATAGCCGCCCTGGCCGCCAGCATAGTCGTCCCAGTATCCCCCTGAAGAGCCGTCGTCGATGTAAATCTGTCCGGTATCGCCCGCCAGCCCCGCACCACCACTCGATGCTGTCCCGCCTGGAACACCGGCCCCCGTGCCTGCGCCGCCGCCGCCCGTTCCGCCCGCAATGGCCGTCCACGGGTATTGGTTCATCTGATATGTCCGACCGCCGCCCCCGCCGCCGCCCCCGCCCCATATCTGCCCGGACGCGTTGTCGATGGTGACGGGGCCGGTCACGGCGAGCGCCGGGCCGCCCGCGGCGCCGGTGGACGCGGAGCCCCCGCCCGCGCCGCCAGCGCCCTGAATCCGGCCCAGGTTGATCAGCCGGAGCGCCGCGCCCGCCGGGAAATTGGCGATGGTCATGGCGGCAGCGCCGGTGGACGCGGACCCGACCACCACGCCAGCCGCGATGGTCACGATGAGCGTGGCCTGCGCCGCGCCGTCCCAGGGGGAGTGCTCCATGATCCACGTGCGCAGATCGAGGTTGTTTTGCGAGGCGGTGATGATCAGGTTGATTTCCCGGCCCAGGGCCGGAACGAGGGCGGGCATCAGCATTGCTAGACCCCCGCGTACTGTATCGCCAGGTCGCACCGGCCCGTGCCCCGGTACTGCAGCTGCAGGATCATCTCCCGGGTCAGCGAGAGGGGTTTCGAGTCGTCGATGACCCGGAAATTGGCGGTGTTGATGCTCAGGGCGTGCCCCCCGGGCACGACCCAGATCACGGCCGTGCCGCCGCCATCGGCCACCAGTGCGTCGAGCGTCGCCGCGCCCGTGAGGGTCAGCACCTGGAGCCCCTCCTGCGTGTTCAGGTCAACCGTGATGTTCCCAGACGCATTGGCCGTGCGGACCGCGGACGTGTAGGCCGCCTCCAGGCGCGCATGCACGTTGCGGCGCAGGAGGTTGGGGTCGAGCGGCTCGAATCCGACCAGGCCGCCCATGGCGTCCGCGATCATCGCCTCAATAGCCGCCACTAGGCCGGCCTCGATTTTATCCAGGACACCGTCGTCCACCACGCCGGGCGCGTACCTGTTGGCGATGAACTGGGCCAGGCCCGCCGACATGTGAGAGCACTGACGCAGCACTCGGTTGACCAGGTCGCGCCGGGCGATGCCCGGCTGGTTCCCCTTCAGGCGGTGCGCGTCCAGGATGTACGCGGCGAGGCTCTGCAGGTCGCCGTCCTCCACCGTGCCGGTCGAGCCGAAGGGATAGATCTCATTGGGCATGGTCGTCCTCCATATTAGTAGATGGGGGCGAGAATATCGGGCCAGCGCCCGGCATCCCACCCATTGAGAGCATCCGTCGTGGTGTCCCATCCGAAGAGCGGGCCGCCGTCCGGCGTGACCGCGTAGTAGCTCACCCTCACCCCCTCGGGCTTCAGCGGGATGTAGCCGCGCAGGAGCAGTTGAAGGGACACGGCATCGAGCGGCATGCCTGCAATCCCCACGATGACGCTCATGTCCTGATTGTCCTGGATCACAATGATCGCGCCAGTGTCGCCAAAGATGATATCCCACGCCTCATACGCGTCGTCCGTGGTCCCTTCCCAGTGGTTGGCCGCGACTTTGGCGCGCAGCAGCATCCTGTACGGCTCGTCGGGCAGCGAGACCAGACCTGTGTCCGGATCATAGGGTCCCTTCCAGGTGCCCTCACCCCACCCGACTCCTGCCTCATCCCAGGAGAAGTAGACCCCCTGCAGTTCCACCTCAATGCGCCGCGCTCGGCCGATCCACTCCCCCACATGGTCGAGCTGGACGCCCACACCTGTGTCCAAATCGAACCCTCTCCGTATCTGATCCAGAACTTCGGCCACGCCCACGAATCGAGAGGCCACGCCCTCGATCATGGCCATGTACTTCGGCTTGTCCCGATGCTGGGAGGTAATGAGGCCGAGGTAGTCGGCGAGGATCTGCAGCGCCATTACACCACCGTCACCACAATGTTATCCGTGGAGCCCACAGCCACGGCATTGTAGGGGATGTCGATGTTGGTGGCGGCCAGGGCTTCGGGATCAGTGCCGATGGTCAGGCTGAGCACGTCGAAGGTGCGCATGCCCGCAGTCGGCTCGGCATCGTTGATAGGGCTGTAGAGCTTTGACAAGAGCACGTCCTCGCCGATGCCCAGGTCGTTCAGGTAGGCGGCGAGATTCTCGATGATCGCCTGGCCAGTGCTAGAGACGTATCCAGGACGAGCGCGGATGGTCAGGGCCATGTAGACGGACACCTGATCGGACCGCCAAAAGGCAATGGTAAGGGGGATGCCGTACTTGTCCCGGACCTCGATCGAGGTGTCGCCATAGGTGCCGCAGCCCACGCTCTTTTTCGCGGCGATGGCCGCCGCAATGGTCGCCGTATCGCCCCCTTCGACCACTATGGAGATGGAGTGCGCCGGAATGCCGTTGGCGTCGACCTCGTCCGTGTCGTTCTCGTAGCCGCGCAGCCGCGTGACCCCGGACACGGCGGCCACCGCAGCCATGGTCCCCTCGAACACGGTCAGGCTGGGCAATGCGGTGGAAATCGCCTGGCGTCGCCGCAGCTCCGCGTCCGACTCGACGGCCGCGCCTGGGACAGCCGCCTCGGGATTGTTCACGCTCTGCCAACCCCTGGTCGGCGTGCCGATCTTGGTGATCTCACCAGGCGCTGTGCGTACCAGGCCCGGAGTCTGTGCGGTCGCCGTCACCGATATCTCGCCGCCGACCGGAATGGTGACCGTGGCTGGCAGGAGCCACTTCTGCCCGGCGACGTCCTCGGCGATGCCCGAGGTGATGACGGTCCCAACCTGGCCCACCAGGACCACATCGACCACGGAATAGGTCGCTGCCTTTCGGCGCAGCCCGTTGATTTTCACGGATCGGGACAGTCCCGCTCCCTGAGCGGTCTGCGGGGAGTATGAATTATAAACGCTTTGCGCCAACGACATCAGGTCGTAGGCCAAGGTGGCCACCACGGCCACCATCTGTCCATCCTGGCTGTCTGGCTCCAGATACAGATCCGGGCCGTAGATGCCCCGCCACATGCCCTGCAGGTCGGCCAAGACCTCGGGGTAGCTGGCCATGTGAAACCCGGTTTCATCAATGTATGCCCAGGTCATCACAGCGCCTCCTGGATGCGCGCCTCGCCGTAAACGGTATCGATGCGGGCGTTGACGGTGAGCTTGCGTGTATCGGGGTCGAGGGAACTCTCGTAGAAAAGGATTTCAGTGACACCGTCAGTGCCGAGGATACGTGCCCGGATCACGGGATCGTAGCTCTCCAGCGTTTGCTTGCCGACGACGCCGCCCACATAGGGCGTGCCCTCGGCCAGATCCAGAAACCACTCCTCGGCCAGCAGCCTCAGTCTGGTGACAACGGCCTGGGCCGGAGCCTCGGGCACGTCGACCAGATAGTCCGCTCCGCCGTGCCCCATCACGAAATCGCCATCCGCGGCGAGCCTACGGTATCTCATAGCCGCCCTCCGGGGGATTGATGTCGTCCTCGATCGGCGGATCGAACACCGCGCCGCGCTGCCAGGTGTGCATCTGGTAGCGGCCCGCGCCTTTGCTGATGAGGCGCTGGCCGTATCCGTCCACATCCCAGGAGTAGCTGTTGCGGGCATGCAGCTGCAGGTCCTGGCAGTCGACGCGCACCCGGCCGTCCGGCCGAATCTCGATGTAGGTCTGCCCGTCGTCCGTGCGCAGCTGCATGTGCTTGGTGTTGATGTCCGGCAGCTGCCTGGCCTGGCTGCGCGGCCCGACCAGGGCGAGTCCATCCGAGAGGTCGTGCATGCGCCGCTCTAGCGGTTCCTGCACCCCGCCCGATTGCCACCAGGCGTCGATGCAACGGGCGGCGAACACGACCAGGCACTCATCTCCCGGCTGGATTGGAAACGTGAGCGTGAATCCGCCCGCGCCAGGCCAGACCACGGGCACGTCCACGAGCAGCGGCAATGCCACGGACTGGACCGCGCCGCCGGGCACTTCGATGCTGCCCCGGATGGCGGGCTGTACCGTGACCGTTGAGGCCGCAGGATCAAAGGACTGTACGATGCCGGGCACAGCGGTCCATATCTCGGCCTGGCGGCCGTCCAGAGCCGCGCGTGTCGCCTCCACGGGATCGTTGAATCTCTCTCGGCGATCCATCAGCGCCCCCCGTTGCTGTCGATGATCTTGGAACCGATGGGCGCGGAGTCGTCGATGCCGACGCAGATGAGATCCGCGTACCAGTCCTGGCCGCGCGTATCGCCTTTGAACTCCACCGCCAGGATGCGATAGAACCCGTCGTCGTCCAGGCGCGGAGCCTTCTGGAACGCGCCTATCTTGAGGTTTGTCTTGAACCGGATCACGCTGGCGTTGTTCAGCCAGATGCGGCCGCCGATGCGAAAGCGTGGGTTGATGAGCGCTCTGACTTTGATGCCTTCGTTGGTCTGCTCGGGCTGGCCGATCAGGCCGCTCTCGTGGGTCAGCTTCACCGCTTCGCCGGGCAGGTAGCCGCCGCGCGGTACCATCTGCATGCGCCCGTCCTGGATGCTCCATGTGGTGGCGGTGGTGTCCGCCGCGTCACGCATGTAGGAGCGGGCCATGCCGTACATCACCTTCCCCCTGGGCAACGCCTGGCCGCCCAGGGCCGGGGTGTATCCCGGCTCGACACCGTGGTCGCTCATGGCCTTCTGGCACGCCCGCACCTGTTCGGCCTGACCAGCCCCGGCTGCCAGGGTCTGGTTGACCACCGCGTAGTTGTAGGCGCGGTCCCCGTCGCTGGCCAGGATGTCCAGGTAGGTGTCCACGCCGTTTTCGCGGCCTCGGCGGATCTGGCGGATGTTGCCCCCGAAGAGCAGACCGAAGTTGCCCTCGTACCCGCCCTGCAGCACCACCTGGGAGAATTCCCGTTGCACTCGCCGGGCCGTCTCCTCGGAGAGGTTGTAGACCCGGATGTCCGCGCGGTTCGGCGTCTCGAAGTCGGCCTTGTGGGTCTGGAACGTGATGCGCAGATCCTGCGGAAGTTCCAGGCTGCCGACCGTCAGCGCGCACCTGCGCAGCCACTGCAGATCGCCTGTCGCCGTCATACGGCCTCCTGCGTAACGAAGATGAGGTCCACGGCGGTCCCCAGGTTGTCGATGGCCGGGGGCAGGTCGCTGGAATCGGACCAGACGACCAGGCTGCCGCCGAGGCCGAGATGCGCGTGCGGCTCCAGGAGGTCGGCGCCGGTCACTAGAGGAATGCCCGTGAGCAGATCCGCGCCGCTCTCGCCGTCCGCGATGTCCAGCACCCATCCCGCCTCGTCGGCGTCGTTCCAGCGCACGGTCATGCGCAGCAGCCGCCCTGCCAGGGTGATGCCGAACGCCTGCGGCGTTGGGTCGAGGGGTATGCGGTACTCGGCCATGTCAGTTCCGCCCGAAAAGATTACTGAGCGCAGAGCGCCCGCGCGGCTGCGCCTGCTTCTCGCCTTTGTCCGCGGTAGCCTGCGTCTTGCCGGGGCGGCGCTGCCTGGAGGCGGGTACGGCCACGGTCTGCGCCGAGACGAGGATCACCTCGCGACAGGTGGCCGTGAAGTCGAGCACATGCTCGGTTTCCTTGTCCGTGATGACCGAAAGCGAGGAAATGAGCATGTTCCTGTAGAGGCGCTTGCCCGTGACGACGTCGAAGGGCTCGCGCTTGCCTTGCAACTCCAAGAGCTTCTCGTACATCTCCACAGCGCGTGAATCACCATTCCCCACAGAGCTGTTCGACACGGCCGCGTGGATCACGACCTCCTTGGGCTTCAGGTAGGCGTGGTCAGCCACGTTTGCGCCCTGCTCCACAGGATGCTCCGTGATCTCCAGGTCGTCCGTGTGGCGTTCCTCGACCACGATATCGAAGTAGAGGCCGCCCAGGCTGCGCCTGGGCCGCACGGCCACAGGCTGGGTGGTGCCCGACAACCCGCTCATCGCGCCGCCCCGCGCGCGTTGCGCACCAGATCGGCGTTGACCCTGGCTTGCTCGCCGCCCACGGCCCGGCCCACTGCCGACGGGTCGCCCGCGCCGTTGACGTAGATGTTGGTCTCGGCCTTCAGGTTGGCGGTGGATTGGCTAGGAGCCAGCGCCGCCGCGCCTGCCGGTGAGGGCGCGAGAGCTGGAGCGGACACCCCGGCGTCGAGCCCGAGCGCGCCCTTGATCGCTCCCCAGGCCCCGCCCGCGAACTGCTCCACCACGCCCCACACGGACTGCACCAGGCCCAGCAGCTTGCCCCAGAGGTTCAGGTAGGACTCCAGCACGGCCGTGGAGTCCCCGGAGAAGAGGGAGAGCAGCAAGCCGCCCACGGCGAGGAGCACGTCGAAGACCGCCTTCACCACTTCCCAGAGCGGCTGGAATGCGGCCACCACCTGCATGATGGTCCCGGCCCACGGCCCCCAATCCAGGAGGGACTCTCCACCTTCGAGGTATGTGTGCAGGTCATCGAGGAGCATGGCGATGCCCACGAGCCCGGTGATTACCATGCCTAGAGGGGTGGCCAGGAACGACAGGTTGAGGAATCTCCACGCGGCAGCGGCTGCCAGTATCATGAGGATGACGTTTTGCGTCCCATCATCGAGCTGACCGAACCAATCCACCAGACCGCCCATCCACTTCACCAGACGCATGGTCAATGCACCAGCCGCAGAACTGATTCGGAGAATCACGCTGATAATGGTCTGAATGATTCGGCTGACCTTTTCGAAGTTTTCGATGAACGACTTGCGGAGGTTCTGTAGATCTCCCTTCATACGCCCGATGAACCGCATGGACACGGAACGCGCCAGCATATCGAACAGGGTCTTCATGGTGCCCAGCTCGTTCACGAACTCCCGGCTGGCCTGCGCGGCCTGGTCGGCGTCCGTGCCCGCGGCGGCGTACATCTGGCGGTACGCCTCCCGCAGGCCGGTGACGTCCTCGGTCAGGGCGCGGACCAGGCTCTTGTCGATGCCGAGCTGCGCCAGGAACATCTGCTGGCGCGGTTTGTCCATGCCCTTGATCTTCTCGCCGACCTCGAAGAGGACGTCCACGGTATCCCGCAGGCGGCCGTTGGCGTCCTTGATGCGGATGCCCAGGCGCTGGAACGTGGCCAGGCCGCCCTGGCCGATGGTCGCCCCGGCCATGGAGGCGTTGAGTCCTTTGATGCTGGAGTCCATGGCCTCGGCTGCGGCCCCGGTCTGGGTCGCCACGTAGCGCAGCTCCTCCAGCCTGGCCACCGTGGTCCCGGCCGCGTCTGCCGTGGTCAGCATGGCGGACTGCGACTCAGCGATGCGCATGATGCCGTAGAAAACCCCGGCGGCCAGGGCCTGCACCCCGGCTGCGAAGGCCAGCACCTTGGTGGTCGAGCTTTTGAGCGCATCGTTGAACGCGGATGCGCCTTTCTCGTCCACGTCGTAGCCGAGGCTGACCAGGAATTCCTTCAGTACCTCAGCGCCTGCCGCCACGGTTCTGCTCCTTCATCGCTTCCATGTACCTGCGCTCGTTCTCGTCCTGCACGTCCAGGGCGTCATTCATCAGGGCCACATCGGCCAGATCCAGCGTGCCGTCCTTGAGACTCTCGTACCGGCACAGACCCCGCAGCGCGGGACGCAGCAGCCAGTCGTCGCCTGACGGCATCCTCACCCATTGGGCATTTACGTCCGGTCCCCGCCGGGAGAAACCGAGGGGAGACCGGCGAAAAAACCGGACAGGTTGTGGCCCAGGACACCGCCTGCGATCATGAGCATGGCGGCCATGTCGATGTCCTCGAACATGAGCGCGCCGTTCGAGGCGCGCACCTTTGCCCAGCCGCCGCCGGGCTGCTTGCGTTCCACCACATCCAGGCAGATGCCCAGGACGTATTCGACGTCCGCGTCCGGCATGGACGAGACGGCGTTGGCCAGGGGCACGAGCATCACGGCCATGTCGGCGGCCTGGGGCTGCCCGCCGGAAAACGCCGCCTGCAGGCCCCCTATGTCGGCCATGGCAGAGAGGATGGGCGCGAGGCGGCGCACCACGTGGAACTGCTTCATGGCGTCTATGCGCCCGGCCTTGTAGAGTTGTCCCCGCACCTCGATTTCCATGACTTACCTCCTCTTCCGGTTCTTGCGGGCGGCGCGGGCGTTGCGCGCCGCCGTATGACGGCCCTTGCGACCGCCATACGGGCGGCACAGGTGATTTCGCCGCGGCTGGAGCATGCCCAGCACCATGCTCATCACGCCACCTCCGGAGTACCGGTACCCAGCTTCTGGATGCACTTCCCGGAGTCGAAGACCCATTCCTGCACCCCACCTTCCTTGGCGTAGGTGTTCGGAGGCAGCTTCCTGAAGGCGCACTCCTCGCCGGTGATGTTGTCGCCGCGGGCGGCGTCGCGGATCGTGATGACGTTCTGTCCGTGGCGCGCGCTGGACGCGGTCTGGTAGTCGAAGAGGTTCTGGAGCTGCGCATTGAGCGGCGACGTCTTGAGCAGCCGGATGGTGATCGTGGCCGCGCGCGAGGCCACCAGGCTGTGCATGGCCTTGCCATCCGCGCCGGTCTTCATGATGTTCACATCCTCGACCGGCTCCACCGTGATACCCTCTTCTGCGCTCCCCTGGCCGGTAAGGGAGAAGGCGCCGCCGGGTCCGGTGATGGCGGCGCTGATGTCCATAAACGAATAGGCGCTCATGTCGTTCCTCCTGGCCTACTGGCCTAACGGTTCACGTCGATGATGACGTCCACGGAATGTATCGCGCCCGCGAGCTTGGCCGCCACCTGGATCGGCGAGGCCTTGCGCTGCTCGCGCTCGGACTGCGCTTGGTCGGCCACGGGCTGGGCGTAGATGTAGTAACCCTTGGGCAGATGGTCTCCGGTCTGCAGCTGGCCGAATCCATCGGCGTTCCACTGGCCGGGCGCGATCAACCCGTTGTTCACGCCCTCCTTCATGACCGACTCCACCTGGTTCACGAGCTGGGTCATGCCCTCATCAGTCTGCGGGATCTTGGTCTTGCTCTGGTACAGACGATTCCAGCATTCGGTCTGGACGGCGTTCTGCAGCCAGTCCAGGCCGTGGAGCTCGTCGAAGTACGCGCCGCCCGCCATGACGCCTTCCTGCAGGATGGCGGTCTCGTTCTGGTAGACGACGAAGACGTTGCAGCGCTTGTTTTCCAGCGCCGTGGCCTTGGACTCGGAGATGGTCTCGAAGGCGATGCCGGGCTCCTGCTTGAACTTGAGGGTGATGGTCGAGCGGTTGGCGTTGAAGTTCACCGTCATGGCCCTGGCAAAGGCGCTGACCACGGCGTAGGGATGCCTGCTGTACTGGGTGAAGGTGCGGTTGTACCCTTTGGCCTTGGCCTGGCTGGCCAGGTCTGCGGTGTAGGTCGAGTCGGTTACCCGGCTGTCCGTGATGGTCGCGCCGTAAACGCGCGAGGGGCTGGTGGCCTCAACGAAGGCCGCGACCGCCAGGTGCTGGTCCACGGTCAGCGCGGTGTCGGCGAACACCGCGCAGTACCAGTCGCTGGAGAGGTCGGCCAGCTCGGCGACGCAGGCCACGGGGGTCTCCGCTGCGCGGCCCTGGACGGGCTCCAAAGCCAGGGCGGCGGTCAGACAGGCCTGGGCGCTGATGTCCGTGCCCGCGCCCGGCGCGGTCGCGTACCCGATCTCGGCGGTCTCGCCGGTGCTCACGGACTCGATCACGAACCGTTCGCCGGTCCAGACGCAGGTGCCAGGGGCGGCGGCCAGGGCCAGCTTGGCGGAGATTACCTCGGCCACGCCGTTCATGTTGGTCTCGTCGCTGAAATCCAGGCCGCTGATCGCCTGCGAATCGCCGTCGATGATGATGGAGAACGCGCCATCCTCGATGGCGGTCCAGGCGCTGGCCACGGCATCGGCGTCGGGCAGGATGCCGCCCTTGAGGCGCGCCGCGCTCGCGGTCTTGATCCAGCGGCCCACGGCCAGGATCGAGGGACGCGGCACCTGGGAGAAATGGAGCAGCGCGGCCTTGTACTCCTCGGAATCCACGCCGAAGTCCTCGACCACGCCGTCGATGTCCGAGTAGAAACGGATGCGCTCCTCGGCGTCGATGACGTCCGAGGCTCCGATGATCATTTGAATGCCGAAGTTGCGGCGCGCGGCCGCCTTGGGCTGCAAGTTGACGCTGACCCGCACCACGCGGGAGACGCTGAGTCCGTTGGCCATTGTTGCCTCCTACCCGGCCTCGTGGCCGGGGCTGTCGGTCTCTATGAGGTATCCCCCGCACTTCGCGAGCGAGCGCACGGGGTATCGGCTTGAAATTTCGCGCGTGATCCAGATGGTCAGGTCCACGCGCATCACCCAGATCTGGTTCACCCGTTCAGGGGCAATTACGGGGTCGCCAAGGCCGTCCACGGCCATGCCCGCGCGGCGCAGAGGATCGCGGTTTTGCGGCACGTGCAGGGCCATGCCCAGGGCGGCGCATCGGTCCGATGCTTCGGGGCCGTAAAACGTGACCAGTATTTCCAGCTGCTCCTGCCGCGTGACGACGTCCCCGCCGTCGTCATCCTCACCCAGCGCCTGGTGCCGCACCACCGGGTAGCCCCTGGGCGTCACCCGTGTGATGCCGAAGGCGCACCAGTCCACGTCCTGGGGCGGCGTCGCGGGCGTCCTTGGCTGCCAGCGGGGCCGCACCAAGTCGCCGGGCAGGCCGGAGCAATCCGCCAGCACGGCCTGGATCACGTCCTCGGCAGAGGTGATGCTCGGAATCCCTGTCTGCGGCGAAAGATGCCCGCCGCTGGCGCTCGTGTTGCTCACGGCGTGCGCCCCTGTGCGTCCACGGCCGCGCACAGCGCCACGCACCAGCCGCCGTAGTCATGGAAGTCGTCCAGGCTGATCACGCGGTACATTCTCCCGCGCCACTCCACCAGGTCGGGGGCGAGCTGCTCGGTACCCGGCGTGAGCGTGGTCAGGGAATAGACCGCGATGATCTCCGCGCTGCGGTCGCCCTCGGCCAGGCGCTCCAGCTGGCGGGGCGTGGCCGGGGCAATAACCCCGGACATGGGCAGGATCTCGGTGGTTTCGGAGACGCGGCCATTGGCGGCCACGCTCCGGGTCGACCTGGTCACGGAAAATAGCTGCGTGAAATCGGGGTCGGTGAGCACGTCGGACACGTCAATCATCGGCGTTTCCTCACCTCATAGGTCACGGACTTGCGCATCTGCGCGGTGTCGATGAGCGGGTTCACCGCGCCGCGCTCGCGGCGGGAGCGCTTGCGCTTGCCGTCCTCGCCGGGATCGCTGGGAGGCCGCTTGTCCAGGGTCGCGTCCGAGAGCGGCTCCCAGTCGTTGTCCACAAACCGGGCGCGCACGCTGTTCTGGGCGATGATGCCCGCGCGATCGAGCGCGACACCCACGGCGCGCGCATGGCCGTCCAGGGCCCTCCTCGCCGCGCCGCGCAGCTGCGCGATGATCGCCTCCTGCGCCGCCCGCACGCCGGGGGCCAGGAACGGCCTGGCCGGGATATTGCGCGCGGGCGACCCGTGCTCGTGGATGAAGCCGAGCTGGGAGTTGGTCACCGCGCCGTCCTCGTCGCCGCCCCTCGCCCCCTTGGCGGCAGGGATGCCCACGACCACGATCTGCTGCGTCAGCGCGGCCATCGCCTGGCGCAGACCTGTGGTCCTGTCGGTCACGGTCTTCACGGACACCTTCATGCGATGAGTCCCCCGGCCCCCACGAGCTGCATCAAATCATGCAGCTGCTGACCGTAAATGGTGGCGTTCCAGGCGGCGGCAGCCGGGTTGCTGGCCGTGGCCTGGCTGTAGCTCGTGGATTTGGAGACGGGCCCGACGCTCTTGCTCTCGGACGTCACTGGGCCTTTGGCAGCGCCCATGCCCCCGGTTCCGGAGGCGTCCTTGGCCGCCTCGCGCTCCAGCGTGAGGTTGTGCGCCGCGAAGAGGCACAGTCCATGGTCGAGCAGATCGCCCCAGCGCGCGGCGGACAGCCGCTTCGCGCCCACGGTCAGCCAAAACTGCACGCGGGCGTCCGGGAACATCTCCTGACCGAACGAGGGAAACGCGGTTCGGAACCCCGTGACGTCCACGTGTTACTCCTCGCCGCCGTCGGCGAGCGGCGGGTGGGCCTCGGCCTCGCCACCGACTTCTTCGACCGGGGTCTCCGCCTTGGGGCCGGTCTTGGCCACGGACTTGGCCTTGGTCTTGGACTTGTTCTTGGCCTTGGGCTTGGAGGGGGCCTTGGCCTTGGTCTCGGGTTTGAACTTGGGGTTGGGGCCGTCGCCGGGATCGCCCACGGCCACCACATGCGCGCGACCGTCCGCGATACAGCCCTGCACGAACCAGTGCTCCAGCTCCTCGGCGCTCACGTCGTGCTCGCCCGGGCCGAACAGGCGCTCCTGGCCGCGCCGGAGACTCAGCTTGAACGGCTTGGTCACCATGATCTTGGGCATGTCGTTCTCCTTTCTGGGGACCGGCCCGCCGAAGTGGCGGGTTCGGCGGACCGGTCCGGGTCGCGGGGATGATCGCTACAGGCCGTCGGCGTAGCCCACGGTCTCGGGGTACACGATCTCGACCTCGCCCAGGAGGCCGAAGTAGACGCAGATCTGCGAGACGCCCTTGTACTGCAGCGGCGTGCGCTGCAGGGGCACCAGCGGGTAGCGCACGTACTCCTGGCCCTTGGCGTAGGCGACCATGCGGTCCTTGTTCGCGGTGCCGCAGCCGGTCAGCCACTTGAGGGGGTTGATCTCCAGCGGCTTGCCGTTGATCCGGTTGGAGAGGGAATTCTCGGCCACGTACTGCAGGATCGAGACGGTGCCCGCCGCGCTCACCGGCTTGGTCAGCGCGGCGAACTTCAGCGGAGGCAGCAGCACGTGGGTGGGACAGACCGCGTAGGCGGCCTGCTGCCAGGTGGCTTCGATGAGCGCGTTGATGTCGTCGAGCATCTCCTCCGGCGTGGTGTCGGCGTCCCACTCCGAGGTGATGGAGCCCGGCGTCACAGCCGCGTTGTTCACCAGCCCGGTGGCGCCCATCTCGACGTCGCCGATGTAGACCATCTCGTCGATGTCCATCTGGTTCTTCAGGCGGATGCCCTCCAGCTTCTGGGCGTCGATGGGACGGCCCAGCACTTGGGCGCGCTCCAACTCGAAGATGGTGTAGCCCAGCTCCATGCCCCACGGGCGGAGGGGCAGCACGGTCTTCTTCAGTCCCAGCGAGATGCCGGGGATCACGTTGGTGGCGTCGCCGATCCAGTTTTTGCCCGTGGGGTTGGCCCCGGGCGCGGCGAACGAGGTGTTGAGGAAGCTGGTGGCCTCGTCGGAAATGCTCACGTCCTCGCGCAGATCGATGTCGCGGCCCCAGGTAACGGAAACCAGGGGCGCATGCATGCGGGGATCGAGCCGCTCCAGTTCGCCTTCCAGGAACGCGCCGGCGGCGGACACGGTCTGGGCGTCGTAGGTCTTCAGGGACATGTCGTACTCCTAGATGTTGTAGGCGATTTCGACGTTTCCGTCCGCATCGGCCGGACCCATGAAGGTCGCGTTGATGACCACGGTCTCGTCGACGGTGGCGGCGGCTTCGAGGTCGCCGACGGCCTTGCCGGTGTCGACGGCGATGCGCATGTTGACCGCGCCGCCCTTGGCCGAGGTGCCGCTGGCCAGCCGCGCGGCGAGGTAGCCGCGACGCAGCACGCCGCAGGGAGACCCGGCGCGCAGCTTGCCGTCCGTGGTCAGGCCCAGCGGGCCACCCTGGGTCGGATAGGGGCGCACCAGGAATCCGTAGAGCGCGGCGGCGGTGTCGCTGGCCGCGATGGGCACGATCTTGCCGGAGACGACCTTGACGGGAGCCCCGAACGCGACGTCGGTCGCGCCCAGGACGCCGGGCTCGACCCCGGACTCTTCCTTGCGGGTCACTTCGCCGGGAATGCCGGACGGCATGCGGTAGAGGTAGGCATTGGACATGATCACTTCCTCCCCTTGGAGTAGAACTCGGAGTTGGCCTTGTTGATGTCCGCCGGGGACGTGGGCCTCCCCCAGTCCTGGGTGGGGGCCTTCTTGCCGCCCAGGCCGTCGGCGGACTTCTTGTTGTTGGTGGCGCGAGCCACCTCGGAGGCGGCCAGGAACGCGGCGTCCAGCGTCAGGCAGTCGCAGTTGTCCAGCGTGGAGCCGCGCAGCGTGCCCTCGACGACGGTTTTGATCGCGGCATCCTGCATGCCCCGGCGCAGGGCGGCGCGCTGCACGGCGCAGCGTTTGTCCGCATCGGCCACGCGCATGCCCGGATAGAGCAGCTGAGCGCGGGCCTTGGTGTCGGCGTCGACCGTGCGCGCGTCGCGAGTCGGACGCGGGCCGGGCTTACGGTCTCCCGTCGGAGCGCCCTTGTGTTCGGCGGCTTCCTCGTCGTCGGCCCCCTGTTCGGGCTGCTCCTCGTCGGCCGTCTCTTCGCCTTCGGGCTCGGCCTTCTCCGCCTCGACCAGCTGGCGCACCAAAATGCCCAGCTCCTCCACCGTGGCTTCCAGGGCGGCGATGCGGTCTTCGCCCTCGTCCGTGGCCTGGACCTCGTGTTCCTCGTCCTTGGGCTTCTCGGGGCCGGGTTCAACCGCCTCGTCCAGGGCGCGGCGCGTCTTGGGGTTCTTCAGCAGCCCCAGCAGCGTGTCGGTGAAACTCCGCTTCTTTTTCGCGGGCATGGGATCCTCACATGTGTCGTTGATTTTGCAGCTCGGACCACAGCGGCCCCGGCGCACCAGGGCGATGTGGTTGCCTCGAATGTTGGTCTGCTGGCCACGTCCCGGCGAGGTCTGCTCGTAGTCCGCGTCATACCCGCAGGAGATCTCCCGCAGGCCCCCGCGCACCATGTCGATGGCTTCCCGGTCGCAAATGACCAGGTCCGCCAGGAGCAGATCGGATTCGATTCCCTCCCCGCGCCGGATGTTCTGGGCGTGGCCGACGGCCCGCTCCTTCCAGGTCAGGGGAGTCACGTCCTCGTTCGGGTGGTCCACCGTCACGGCCTTGCCCTCGAACGAGGCCATAACCTCGGACGCGAAGACTTCTTCTTCAGTCCGCGTGATGAGCACGCGGCCCTGGGCGTCAGTCTCCACCGGGGTCTCATCCGGGGCGTACTCCATCACGCCTGTGCGCGCGATGGGCACGCCCAGACAGATCAGATAGCCCTCGGGGGTCTCGGCCATGCGAGGGGACAGCCTTGCGGCGACGTGGTAGCGCATGGGGCCGAATACGACGTCTCGGCCCCGGCATCTCTTAGCGTGGGGTTATGATGTGAAGTCGGGGTGGAGTGCGATGGGGTCAGGGAGGAGAAAGGTAATCGCCTGGGTGGGGTGTTCGCGAACGTCCGCGAACGGGTCAGGCTGCGTCGTACCCCTCCGGCCCTGCCCCGACATCGTGTCGGGAGGCTGGAACGCGGCAGACGGGAAATCTAGGCGGCGGCCTCCAGCTGCTCGTCACGGATGGTCACCACGACAAACTTTCCGGCGTGCACGACCTCTCCTGTCGTGCCGAAAACGGGCTCGGCGAGGACGAACTCCACCTCATAGGCGTCGCGGCGGCCCAGCAGGTCCACGATCTCTCCGATCGAGCCCACGGGCAGGCGCACGTCTCCGCCGCCATAGGACGCGGGGCCGCTGTGCGGCTTCGTCAGGCGGACTTCGTCATGTTCCTTGAACCGTTGCATATGTTTCCTACCTGGGGATATAGGCCGTGACCAGGCGCGGTGCCGTGGCCATGGAGCCTGCACCCTTCTGGTATATCCACCCCGTCGTCACGTCAACGGTCCGACCGTTCGGCCCCACCACCGGGACCGTGACCTGGAAACGCTCCCCATGCTCGTCGCGCGGCCCGCGCACGGCCGGGAGACTGTCCAGCTGCTCCATGATCTGGCGCTGCAGGTCTGCCGCGTGACGCCGGTCCATGCCCAGCGCGGCCTGAAAGACACGCCCCTTGCCCTTGGGATGCCGAGGATCAAGCGAATACCCCCCCAATTTCTCGCTGCTGATTTCCGCCCGGTCCACCCCTGGCAATGGCAGCCCGGGCACGTGCGGCACGGTCTCGCTTTTTGGATCGCGCTCCCACTGGCTGCGCAGCTCGCGGCGGCCAGCAGCCTGTTCCTGCGCGGACGTGGGCAGGGGCGAACCCACGACCTGTCCGTCGGGATCATGCACCACGGGCTCGGGGTAGCAGCGGCAGTTCGGAAACTCGCCCGCGTGGCCGGTCATGCCGTCCAGCGTCGGCGGGGAGTCCCAGCGCACGAAACGGCCCTCCATGGCCCGGTGGCTCGGCCTGGTCTGGCCGTCGCGCGCCGTGCGCCAGATGTAGCCCTCGCTGCCCACGGATTCCGCCCTGGCCCTGGTCAGCGCCGTGCCCGCCTTGCTCACCTCGGTCAGGGCGATGACCCGGGCCCGGCCGCGGGCGACATCGCCTTCGGCCGCTATCTTCTCCATGATCGCGTCGGCGCGCGTGCCGTCCAGGAGCGCCCCGTGCGCCATCTCGGCTACGCGCTCGGCAGCCTGTGCGGGGATGGAGGTGATGAGCCGGACGTTCTCGTCGATGCGGGCGCGCACGGCCCCAGAGATGTCCGCGGCGAGCATGCCGCGCAGGTCTATGCCCCATTGGGCCGCCGCCTTACGCCAGGCCCCATCGTTCTTGCGGGCAGCTGCCCGCACCATGTTGGTAGCGGCTTGCCTGGCCCAGGGCTCCACGGTCGCGGCGTAGGCCTCCAGAGCCCGCTTGGCCTCCTGTGGATCGGGCGCCTTGGCCGTGATCCTGCCGACCTGGTCCGCCACGCTACGCAGCTGCTTTGCATAGGCACGTTCGGTCGCCTTGGACGGCGCGAAACCCTTGGATACGGGCCTTGCCTTGGCCGCATCCGCCCACGACCAGGGGCGAGACCAGGCCACTACGGCACCTCTTGGTCCACGCCAGGCAGCCCCGCAGGATCAGGGAACGCGGGCGCTGCCATCCTGGCCTCTGCCGCCTCGATGTCTTCGTCCCTGATTGAGGTGAACCGCCCCGTGACCCGTCCTGCGCCGCGCAGCTCGGAGAGGGCCTGCCCCTCGCTGATGATGCCTGCGCTGAAGAGACCGGCCACGCTCTGCGCGTCCGCCGTGGCGATTGCGGATTTTTCGGTTTCGGTTGGCTGCCAGAGACTCAGGTAGTTGAAGCTGGTGCCCTCGGGCAGCGGCTTGCCCCACAGACTCCTGGCCAAAATGGGCAGCAGCGTCTCGTGCGCCGGGCGCAGGTCGTCATCCTGCTTGGTGGCGATGGAGTCGTAGTATGTGCGCAGGTCCGAATCGCCGGAGGAAAACCCCTTGGGGCTCTGCCCCAGCAGGCGCACCAGCGGGATCTCGCTGGCTCCGGAGATCTGCTCGGCGAAGGCCTGCAACGCGTCGTACATGCCCGCGAAGGACCAGTTGTGGGTCGCGAATGTATCCGCCTTGTCGAGGATGGTCAGTCCCTCGTTGGTCTGCATCAGGCGGATCATCTGGAACATCTTCGTGAGGGCCGCCTCGGCCTGACCTCCGGCTGCCAGCACCTCGCGCAGGCGGTCGATGCCGATCACTCGCAGATAGGAGCGCATGATCAGGTTCGCGCTGCCGTGCGTGGCGCTGTCCAGGGCCAGGATGCGGTCGTAGGCCCGCTCCACGACCGACGCGCCCCATCCCATCTCGCTGATGCGTTGCCAGTAAGGCAGGTCCACGCCAATGAATCTGATGGCGCGGGTGTAGTGGATCGAGAACGCGGACGTCTTGTCGGCGTTGTGCACGGTATAGAATTTCGGGTAGCCGAGCATGGGCCCCAGGTCTGCAATCAGTTCCGTCGAGGGCGTCACCTGCCAACGGTCGAGCACATGCAGCCCCCGGAACGACCCGCGTGGGATGTTGTCCATGTCGAGCGGCGTGGCCATGTCCTGGCCGTCGATGAGGATGGCCGCGATGGCCCCGCCGTAGAGGCGTCCCCATTTGATGGCGTCGCGCAGGCGTGGAGAGACGCCGGTGCGGCGCATGTACTGCAGCAACGCGTCCACGTCGCCGGGCGGGAGTTGGGTTTGAATGTCGAGCTGGCTCTTCACCATGTCCTCGGCCACCACATCGACCATGCGGCCCACAATCCACGAATCGCGGTACATGGCCTCCAGTTCGGCGCGTTTGCGCGTCACCTGGGAACCGGACACGTACCGTCCGGCGGCCAGAGGATTGTCCCGTCCCAGGCCGAGGCGGCCCACGAAGTTATCAAATCCGTCGGCGGTGAACTTCTTCCCGCCGGGGCGGTGGTCGCGTCGTCTACCCATCGGCTAATGCCTCCCATACGCTGAGACCGTGTGACTTGAGATAGCGGAGGGCCTGGGTCATGGTGTCGACCTGGTCGTCATGGCCGCTGGCCGGAAAGCTCACCAGCTCATCGACAAAGTCGCGCACCCAGGCGCATTCATCCTCTGCGGGGATATACACGTTCCCCGCAGCCCATAGCGCGGTCACGGCATGTGCGCGACTCACCTTTGACCCGTCCGGCTCAATCGGCATCAGGCCTGGGACGTCCTCACGCAATGCGTCGAGGACCGCCGGGCCGTTCGCCTTGTCCTCGATGAGCACGGCCGTGGCTCCGGGGAACTGAGCGCAGAGCGACACCACCGCGTCCTTGGACGTGGTGAATCCCATCCTGGCTCGCACCTGGTGCAGGAGGTAGTAGCGGACGCCCTTCCGGCCCCAGGCCTGGCCGACCACGTAGTCCGTCCCGTCCGTGCCCTTGAAGGTCATGTCCCAGCTCAGGACGATCTCGTCGAAGCGTTCGGGGCGCGTGCCACGAGTCCAGCGCTTGATCCAGTCGGCCTGGAAGATGTTGCCGCCCTCCTGGACCGGGCTCTGCTGATACAGCGCGCTCCACTGGGCGGGACTCATGCTGCCCCTGATCTCTTCGAGCTGCTCCAGCGGATGCAGTTCGGGAGCCAGCGCCTCGCCGTCCTCGTTGATGGCCTTGAACTTCAGGTGTCGGGCTCGCGGATTGTTCTTGATCACGGTGGCCGCGAGATCGTCCACGGCCCAGGAGGTGGCCATGATGATCTGCCCGGATGTCTTGGACAAGCGGGAGAGGAAAACGGTCTGATACCAACCTTCGATGGCTCGCTTGACCGTGGCGCTTCGGGCCTCTTCCTCGTTCTTGATCGGGTCGTCGATGATGCCGATATCCACGCTCTTGCCGGTGAGCGGACCGCCCACGCCGGTGCAGACGTAGTAGCCACGGTGCCCCAGGACGTCGAAACGGTCCGAGTTGCGCTGCGCCTGCCCCTCGACCGTGACCACCCGGCGCGGGTTGAGCGCGGACTCGGGAAAAACGGCGCGGTAGGCCTCGTCCATCATGATGCGCTGCACGTCGCGGTTCATGTCCTTGGCCAGGTCCGCGCCGTAGCTGCAGGCCGCAATGCGAAAATCGGGGTAGCGCCCGAAGACGTACGGCGGGAAACGGCGGGATACGATCTCGCTTTTGCCGTGCTGCGGAGGGGCCTGCAGCACGAGAATCGGGCGCTGGTGGTTGAGCACGTCCAGCAGGAATTGATCCAGGGCGGCGCATACGGCCAGGGAGAACGGGTTGTGGGAGTAATCGTCCTTGGTGATGGTGATGAAGCTGGCCAGGTTGCGGGTGGCCAGCTCGGCGCGCAAAACGCGACGCTGCTTCTCGGCAAGCAGCGCGTCCAACTCCCCGCCGCCGGAGTGCTCATTCCCGGTCGAGGGACGCGGCATCAGCTCCCCCCAGCCAGGGCGGCGATACGCTGATCCAGCTCCTCATCACTGAGGGACTTCAAGTCGGCGGCGTTGCCCAGGGCCTGCACGCGGCGCTGCAGTTCCTCCTCCATCTCCTTTCGCGCCCGCGCCCGTTCCTGCGCCCGCACCTCCTCCTGGAAGCGCTTGTTTGTGACGCTCGCGCGGCACAGATCAGCGATGGCGCGGGCCACGGACGGCATATTGAGGGTCTTTTCGGCTTCGCCCTCGACCTTGACCAGAACGCCGAGGAGTTTCTCCTGCACCAGTCGGATCAGCGCCTCGTTGACCGACCCATCCGTGTCAGGAGCGGCTTCCACGACGGCCCGGGCCTGCTCGCTGGCCGTGCGGAGCAGGGCCAGGCGCTCTTCAAACTCCTGGCCGTAGCGGTGGAGGGAGCTTTTGGAGATGCAGAACCCGCGCGACTTCAGCTCCTCCTCCAGGAGCTTGTAATCCGCGAATCCCGACTCCACCAGGGCGCGGTCAAGCCAGGCTTTCACCTGTGTCGGCAACTTGGTCACGGCGCTGCGCTTCGCCATGGCTCACCAATACTTGGCGGGCCGGGCGATGCCCGGGTCGCAGTCGATGGTGTACTCGGCGATGTCCACGCCGTAGCGGGTCAGATCCGCGTACCAGCGGCCCGAAGGCTCGCGGCGCACCTCCACCAGCTTGCGGTCGTCGAGGTAGTCCAGCTCCCGGCGCACCTCCAGTTGCGTGGCGTCCGGGTACAGCCCCTGGACCGTGACCAAGATGACTTCCTCGTAGCAGCCCACGGGGCGGGCATTGTTGAGAGTCAGGAGCAGCACCCAGCGCAGGTGTTCGCGCCGGGTCTTCGCAGCGTCAACAGCCATGTCCCCTCCCAAGGGTTTCGAGTTTCGAGGCCAGCCCGTCGAGCTTGGCCTCGATGATGGTCTGGTTGCGTATCCAGTCCTCGCGCCGCACGTAGTCGAGCGGGAGGCGGGCCAGGTGGCGCAAAAACGCCTTTTCAAGCTCGTCTGCTTTGTCGGCCGAGGCCTTGGCCGCAGTGGTGGCCGCATTCGTCGCCTCTTTGACCGCGGCGGCGCGTCCTCGATCCAAGTACTTCCAGATGCCGATCAGCCCACCGACGGACAGCACGCCCAGGTAGATCAGCTGGTAAACGGTCAATTCAACGGTCGTCACCGTCCCTCCTCATGCTCTTGCTGGCAGCCCGCGCAGCGGCAGGCGTGCGGCACGGCGCGCAGGCGCTCGGCCGGTATCTCCTCGCCGCAGTCGCGGCACCACGGCACGCCAGCAACCCAGAGCGGCCCCTGCGGGTCGGCCTCGGCCTGCCGCCTGCGGCGCTCTTCGGCCTCGGCCAGGTAGAGCGCCTCGGCGCGCTGCGCGTCGTCCACGATGTCGCTCATTGCGCCTCCCGGATCTGGACGCCCTCGGCCCAGGTGATCAGGTCGCCCAGCTGCGCCTCCAGCGCCCGGCAGCGCCCGCCATAGTCGCGGATGTGCGCCAGCACGTCCTCGGGTGTCACCGCCCCCGGAAGTACCCCGGCGTCAGGGGCGTCGGCGGCTGGGGCCGTTCCGTCAAAACCGGCGGCGGCGCCGGGCACGGCACCACCACCAGCGGCTCCGATGGCCTCGTTGTAGAGACGCACCCACTCAGGGCCAAAAGTACACACGCCGCCAGAATCAGCGGCCACGTCGCGCGAGGCATGGGAAATCCTTTGGTTGGTGATGGCGGCCTGGGCGGCTGCCAGATCGCGCCGCGCGGCCAGATAGTTGCGGGTGATGTCTGCTGCGCGCTCGGCCTCGGCCTGCACCATGCGCCTGGCGTCGGCCTCCGCCTTGGCCCTGGACGACGCCCAGGCAGCGCGCTGCGCCTGCAGCTCGGCCTGGCCCTTGGCCTCGGCCTCGGCGTAGCCGTGGCGGTAGCCCTTCCAGGCCCCGACCGCACCGGCCAGGCCGATGAGTAGGACCACGCCCAGGATCAGGGCGATGCGCCGCCAGGGCGTGGCGGCGGACGCGAGCAATGAAGCGATCATAGGCGGCCTCCGGGGCAGACGCCCGCGCCCCACCCGGCGCGGCGGTACACAGGCTCCAGCACGATCAGGATTCTGCGCGGGTATCCGCGATTCTCGCGCCAGGCGGCCTGGGAGCGGCCCGCGTTGGCCAGCTCCACGCCGTCCCACCAGCGCGAGGCGTCGAGCCCAGAACGCCCGGCCAGGGCCTGGTCGCGCCGCACCCAGCCGAGGCCGCCGTTGTACCCGGCCAGGGCCATGGCCCAGCGGTCGCACGGGGTGTCCGCGCGCACGCGCTCCCATATCCAGCGGTCGTAGGAGACCAGGCCGCGAAGTGCCCAACCGGGGTTCCAGGCGTCGGGCTGTCCGAGGTCGGGCCGTTGTCCGCCCCACCAATCTTGGGTCGCGGGCATGAATTGCGCCAGGCCGCGCGCCCCGACGAGGCTGCGCGCAGACGCACGCCAGCCGGATTCCTGGTGGACCTGCGCCGCGAAGGTGGCCGTCGGCGCGTCCAGGCCCCATTCCGCATGGGCTGCACGGGTGAGCAGGGCGCGGTATTGCAGAGCCTCGCGGGGGATCGATTCGCCGCGCGCGTCGCGCAGGAGCACGCCGAGCAGCAGGAGCACGGCGGCGATCACGAGGGCGACGTCGCGGACGCGTTCCCAGCGCGGGCTCACAACCCCAGCCCCATGGCCAGCGCGGCAGCCGTCGATGAGCGCTTCCGCGCGAATCCTACGGATGCCGACAGCGCCGGACCGAGACGTCCCGCCGCGAACAGCGCGGCGGACATTGCGCGCGGGCTCACAGTCCCAGCCCCATGGCCAGCATGCTGGCCGCCATGATGGCGGCGCGCCGCAGCTGGGCCGCGATGTAGAAGCGTTCGCACCCTTGGGCCACCGGGTTGTCGGGGGCATCCGCGAAAAACCCAAGACGTTCGCGCCAGGGGCGCGCCAGGAAGCCGTCCGGGCGCGAATAGGGGAACGCCCAGCGGTCCAGCCAGTAGCCACCCACGCCAGCCAGGGCGATGAGTGTGAGCTTGTAGGCGATGACCAGGGCCTGATGCGGGGCCTGCCAGGCGATGACGCCGTAGAGCGCCAGGGCCAGCAACAGGCAGGGAAGCATCCGAATCTTCATTGGTCCTCCTGCGCGCATCGTCGCGCGCGCAGGAGGCACACTAGGTGCTCGCTGTCCAGGAGGCTCTTAACCTGGCGCTAGGGGATACGGGCGGGGAGGATGGATACAACAGGGGCCGCCCGGACGGGCGGCCCTGGGAAGGATCAGGGGCGTGTTGTCCAGATGGTGATCGGCAGCTGGTAGGCGTCGACAGTGCCCCTCAAACGCTCCTCGCCAACGGCATCGCGGTCTGACTCGATGATGAGCACGACCCCAGGCTGACGGCCTGTCAGATGGCCATAGTGCAAAGACTGACCAATGGCCTCTGCCCATTTGCGCCCGAAGTCGAACTCGATGGCGTATTCGTCCGTGAGGCAGTCGCAGCGGGTTCCGTCCGTCAAAACGACCTCCGCTGTCCCGTTCGCGGTCGCGCACCAACGCTCTTGATACCAACGCTCTGGATGCACCCCAGCCCATGCTGCGCCGTGCAGCAAACTGGCCCAAAAAACTATGCGCAAGAACCCCGAGATCATCCGAGGCGCAATGCCTCTTCAATGGCGGCCTTGACTTGGAGCGGCTGTGCCACCGTCCGGATACGCACAACCCCACCGCCCGTCCCTTGCACCAGCACGTCGCCGTAGCCGAAGATTCGACCGGCGATGCCCTGGCGGACATTGACGTGCTCCACCTTTTCCGCCCGCAACTCGTTGGTGTCGCGGGAGATAATGCCCCGCTTCACAATGACCCTTCGGTTCGTGACGCCCTGCTCGATGCTTTTCAACGACCAAACGAGCAGCGCGGGGATGGCCGCTACGGCCAACATGGCCGGGTTCGTCAGGGAGAGGAGGAGAAAAATAAGCACCCAAATCCCCGCCGCAGCAAACGGGAGCCAATGCATCTTGAAGCGCTCAACGACTTCTTCTCCCTTGCCCAGAGTGGACTCAATGTAGCCCATAATCCCTCCCTTCTTTCCGTTTACCGCGCCTCGCGGCACCACCAGATGACCCTGCCGATGATGCGGACCCCATCCGCCAGATCGCCACGCAGATCTACCTCCACCGGAGGATACGCCGGGTTGAGGCTGCGCAGGATCAGCTTGCCAGGTCTTGAGTCTAGCTGCTTCACCATGACCACGTCCTCTATCCCTACCGCATAATACCCGCCTGCTATGACATCGCGCTGGGTTTGGTCAATGAGCGCCATATCCCCATCTCGCAGCTCGGGCTCCATGCTGTCTCCGGTGATCTTCATGAGCACCAGCCTGCCTGCGTTGCCCTTGCGTGAGACCCATTCCCGCCGGAAGGCATAGCGCGCCTCCACATCATCATCCGTCTCCAGCGATCCGCTGCCAGCAGATAGACGTGCCCGCACCAGGGGCACCCACGCGGCCTCTTCTGCCTCCTGCGCCAGGTGGTCGATGGCCGCTATGGCGCTTTCCAGCAGCGGCCTCCCCTCATCACCTAGCGCGTGCGCTTGGAGTATCTGCTGGGCGATCCGTTGTCCCTGCCCTGAACTGGCGAGAGACTGCGCTGCTCGGGATGATTCCGAGAGATGCCTCAGACGACGAGCTAGCTCACGTTCTCCCTCTTCCTGGAACACCGGCCCCTCACCGGTCAGCAGCCAATCGGAACGGACACCCAGCTTTGCCACCAGCGCCTGCGCCTCTGCCTGGGTCAACTTTTGCACCCGGCCCGACACCAGGTTTTTTATCCTCTGCGGAGGCACGCCAATCAAGTCACCAAGCTTTTTCTGAGTAAAGCCGGTGAGATCAAGTAGGGTGCAAATTTTGGCTGAAAGCATCGGGAACCTCTTGTCAAGGGTCAAAAAATGCACTATCACGAGTCAACACAGTCGTTCGCAAGCGACCACTCATGCGCCCCAAAAAAAAGAGGACTACGCCATGACCATGCCTGCCTCCAGGAACGTCCGCACCCCGCAGGAGGTGCGACAGGAGTTTGAGAGGAAGGGTCTTTCCATCGCCAAATGGGCCTCCGCCAACGGATTCAATCCGAATCTGGTCTCCGACCTGCTGGCCGGACGCAAGAAGGGCATCCGGGGGCAGGCCCACAAGATCGCCGTGGCGCTCCGCCTGAAGCGAGGCGAAATCGTGGACGACCGCGACATCGCCACGGCCATTTGAGCGGCGACCATGACTACTCCTGTACAGGCGCGTGACGGGAGACGCAATGTCTAAGTGGCGAGCATCTTTTGACAAGGGAACGGTGCAACTCACCCTCCCCTTGTCCAGCCTGCCCTCGCAGAAGGTGCGCAGCGGCGGACTGCGGACCTCGGAGGCCGTCAAGGAGGCGCTGCGCCAGGCGCTGCGCAGCTGCGGCCTCTCGCGCGAGACCGTGGCCGACGAGCTGACCAGGCTCACCGGCGAGCGCGTCTCCATCCACCAGATCAACAACTGGGCCGCGCCCGGCAAGGACGAGCGCTCCATCCCCCTGGAGCAGCTCGCGGCCCTGACCGTGGTCACGGGCGATGCCGGGCTGGCCAGGGCCGCCCTGGAGGCGGCGGGCTTCCTGGTCCTGGGGCCGGGAGAGGCCCCGTACTACGAACTGGGACGCCTCACTGCCGAGGAGCGCGAGCGCGCCAAGCGGCGCAAGGAAATCATGGAGAGGATCAAGACATGATCGCCATCGCCCCCATTCTGACCCTGGCCCAGGGCCGCCCGGTGGTCTCCAGCCTGACCGTGGCCGCCCACTTCGGGAAGAGCCACAAGCATGTTTTGCGGGACATTCAGCACCTCATGGAGAGCTGTCCCGAAGATTTCAACGGGCCCAATTTTGGACCCGTTGAATACCTCGACGGCAAGGGCGAGATGCGGCCCGCCTTCAACCTGACGCGGGACGCCTTCTCGCTGCTGGTGATGGGCTTCACGGGCCGCAAGGCCCTGGCCTGGAAGCTGCGCTACATCGAGGCGTTCAACGTCATGGAGGCCGAGTTGACGCGCCGTGTCCGCGAGGAGGCCGGGGCGTCCATTCAGGCGCAAACTGAGGGCCTGCGGCGGATCGAGGCGCGGCTGGCCGCCATGGAGGCCACCACGCGCGGCGATCCCGTGGAGGTTCTGCGGCTGAGGCTGCGGGAAGAAGCCAGGAAGCGCCTGCACCCTGAAACCCTGGCCTGGAAGGGCGACATGGTGGCAGGCGTCGGCCCCAAAGGCGCGGCGGCCTTGGAAATCCTGTTCCTGCGCAACGCCCTGTATCCCTCCGCGCCCAAACCGAGGCGCAGGAGGAAGCGGTCATGACGGCCCCTTGGATCATCCTCCCCGGCTATTTGGGCTACGAATTCCACCCGGCCTCGGGCCGCTGCCGCCACATCAACGGCTGCGACGTGCCCACGCTGCGCGGGTGCTACCCCCTGTGGCGCGACGGTCGCCGCGAGATGATGAGCCCGCAGCAGCTGCGCGCGCTCACGGCGGACAACACCCTGGGGGCCGAGCCCACGGCCAAGGCCGTGGCCCGGTCAGCGCGCCACGTGAAGGCGCTGAAGAATGCCGTTCTCAGCATGGCGGATGATCTGCGCGATGTGGCCGACGATTTTGAAGGTTTCCGTGCATGCGCCGCCCTGCGGTCGGCAATTCTCGACCACCGGATTGTCGCTCTCCAGCGCGGCCTGCGCCGCATGTCAAACAAGCGGGCGGCCCTCCTGAACGAGATCACCCGCCTGCAGGGCCGCGTGGGCGAGCTGGCCCGGGCGGCCCTGGCCTCAGAACGCGCCACCGCGTGTCCCGACTGCGAGGCGCTGCGCCGCGAGAACCACGACCTACGCAACAGCGCCCAGGGCTACCACAGCCGGGGCATCGAGCACTCGCTCAAAGCTGTCGAGGACATGGCGACCGAGCGCGACGCGCTGCGCACCGTGGTGGCCGAGCTGCGCGCGGAGCTGGCCGTGTACCGCGTGGGCGATTCCCTTTAGTCCCTCAACCCCTGCCGAGGCAGCAATGAGCAACAGCATCTCCATCACGATCAAGGGGCCTGCGGGCCGGGTGACCGTGCGGCGGGCCTGGCGCGTCCGTGGGCGGGCCGAGCGCATCTCCATCAAGGGCACTCCCCCACGCGAGGCCCTGGCCCGCATTCTGGAGGTCATTGACACGCTCGAAGAGCAGGGGGCGGCCAATGGCTAAGACCGAAGGCGGATCGAGCGCGCGGCGGGCGCTGCGCGTGCTGAAGGCCCTCAAGGGCCGGTCCCTCCAGGGGCTGGCGGTCAAGGAGATCGCCACGGTCCTGGACGAATCCGAGGTCAACATCTGCCGCGCGCTCGACGCGCTGGAGGCCGAGGGTCTGGCGGCCAAGCTCGACACGGGGCGCTGGGCGCTCACCGTGGGCATGCTGCAGATCGCCGAATCATACCAAAGGGAGATGGACGCGGCCACCTCCCGGATCACGGAACTCAGGCAGCGCGTGGCCGCAGGCGCGCACAACCACTAGGAGGATGGGCATGGAACAGGCTCTCATTGATGTCATCGCGGAGACCTCGGAATCCACGTCCCCTGTACTCGCCGACCCCATGACCGACGAGGAGCTGAAGGCGGTCGAGACCATGGCGCGACAGGGCCACGCGGCGGACGTGGCCATCATGGACAGCTACGAGGTCGTGGAGGCCGCCGGGCAGATCAAGGCGCTTGATTTCACGAAACACGTTTCGGAAATCGCCATGGCCCAGGCCGCCTCCCGTATCCGCGCTTCCAAGAAATACAAGGGGTTGCCGTACAAGGGGCCTGATGGAAACCCGAAACATGTTTCGGATTTCGACGAATTCTGTGCCGTCTTCCTCGGCCGCTCAGGCCGTCGCGTCCAACAGCTGATGCAGAACCTGCACACCCTGGGGGCGGAACTGTACGAAGCCTCGCTACAGATCGGGTTCCGGGCGCGCGATTATGCGACCCTGAAAGCCCTGCCCGCCGAAGACCAGGAGATTGTTAAGCAGGCCCTGGAGGCCGAGGACAAGGGCCAGGTGTTGGACATCCTGCAGGAACTGGCCGCGCGCGCGGCCGCGCAGAAGGAGGCCGACGCCAAGGCCCTGGCCGAGGCCCAGGCCGACCTGGAAGCTAAGGACGCGCTCCTCGCCGAGAAAACCAAGCGCAACGACAAGCTGGCCACAGAACTGGAGAAGCTCAAGCGCCTGCCCGGCGACAAGTCCCTGGAGCTGCGCCTGGCCCGCGAGAAGGACGCCGTGGCCAGCATCGACACAACGATGGTGAAGGTGCTGGGCGCGATTGCCGAGCACCTGCAGGGGCTGGAAACTGTCCTGGAGGCCGACGTGTCCCTCCATACCCGCGAATACGCCTGCAACTCGGCCAGAATGCTCTGCGAGCACATCGCGGACCTCCTGGCCAAACACGGCATTGCCGTGGATCTGCAGGAGATCGTGCGGCCCGAATGGACCCGCGACGTGGCCAAGACGCAGCTCACCGGGGGCGAGGGATGAACGCGCCGCTGGGCGAGATCGACCTCCTGCGCGACCTGGCGGCGCGGCTCGCCGAGGCCAAGCACGGCGAGAAGACGGGGCTGGTGGACGCCGCCGCGCGCACGCTCAGCTGCTCGGTGCAGGACGTCTACCGCCGCCTCCGCGTCCTCGGCATCTACGACTCGGGCCGCAAGCCACGCAAGGACAGGGGCACGTTGACAGTGCCAGAGGACGTTGCCGTAAAGGCCGCCGCCCTGGTGACCAAGGCCACGCGGCGCAACGGCAAGCGGACCATGCCCATCACCGTGGCGCTCGACGTGCTGCGGGAAAACGGCGAGGGCGCGGTGGACGCGGCAACCGGCGAGGTTCGCCTCGACGTTTCCGCCTCCACGCTCAGTCGGGCCATGCGCACTTACGGCTGCCACCCGGCCACGCTGCGCCAGGGCCGGGCCGTCTGCTCGCTGCGCTCCGAGCACCCCAACCACGTCTGGCAGGTGGACGCCTCGATCTGTGTGCTCTTCTACCTGCCGGACGGCGGGCTCAAGGCCATGAGCGAGGCCGAGTACTACAAGAACAAGCCCGCGAACCTGGAGCGCATCAAGCGGCTGCGGGTCTGGCGGTACGTCATCACCGACCACTACAGCGGCTGCCTGTACGTGCGCTACGTGGCCAGCGCGGGCGAGACGGCAGAAGGCCTGACGGACGTGTTCCTGCACGCCATCACGAAGCGCGGGCAGGACGACCCCATGCACGGCGTGCCGCTGATCCTGCTCATGGACCAGGGCAGCGCCAACCTGAGCAAGTTGTTCATTAACCTCCTCAAACGTCTGGACGTCCGTCACCTGACGAACCTGCCGGGAAACCCGCGCGCCAAGGGCCAGGTGGAGCAGGCGCAGAACCTCGTGGAGACGCAGTTCGAGGGGCGGCTCGCCTACATGCGCGTGCAATCCCTGGAGCAGTTGCAGGACGCGGCGGACAAATGGCGCGCCCACTACAACGCCTGGGCGCACCACGCGCGCCACGGCAAGAGCCGCAACGACCTCTGGCTGACCATCAGCGAGGAGCAGCTGCGGCTGGCCCCGGCCATGGAGCTGTGCCGGGAGCTGGTGACCATGGAGCCGGTGGAAGTGCGGGTGCGTCCCGACATGACCATCACCCACAAGATCAAAGGCTATGGCCGTCAGGCCTACGACGTGCGCCTCCTGCCCGGCCTGACCCCGCGCTGCAAGGTGCAGGTGGTCGTCAACCCCTACAGAGTCCCGGCAGTGGACGTGATCGTGCGCGATGCGCGTGGCGACGAGCAGACCTGGACCGTGGAGCCGATCCTGCGCGACGAGGCGGGATTCCGACTGGACGCTCCGGTAATCGGCCAGGAGTTCAAATCGCTGCCCGACACCGTGGCCGACAAGCGCGTCAAGGAGATCGACGCAGCCGTGCCCGCCACAGGACGCGACGGCGGCGAGGCCCCCTACGGCCTGGACGTGATGGCCGACGTGCGCGAGGCCCCCACCTACATCACCCGGCGCGGTCGGGATCTGGGCCTGGACGCCAGCCGCCGCGAGATCGCGCCGCTGTCCGTGGTCGAGGCCGCCAAGAGGTTGCGGGCGCAGCTCGGCGCATCCTGGACGGCGGAGAGCTACGCCTGGCTGGCGCAGCGCTACCCCGGCGGCGTGCCCGAGTCCGAGCTGGACGGCATCGCGGCCCGCCTGGTCGAGCCCGAGACCAAGCCCACGGCCCTCAAGCTGGTGGCCGCCGGAGGTGCGAGATGAGCGCCCGCCACGAGCTGCGCCTGAAGGCCATGCTGCCCCTCCTGCGCGTGTCCCAGCGCGAGCTGGCGCGGGCTGCCGGGGTCTCCCCCAGCACCATGAACGAGATCATCGCGCGCAACGCCTGGCCGAAGCAGGCCCGGCGCGAAGACATAACAGCCCCCGTGGAGGCGCTCCTGCGCGAGCGCGGGGCGTCGGACGAGGATCTGGCCACGGCCTGGCAGCCGGTGGCTCCCAAGCACAAGGCGAAGGCCGCCCGGAAGGCGGCCACGGACAACAACGCGGAGGATGAGACCATGTTGATGCGCAGGCAGGCCCTTTTCCCCAACACGAAGCGGCATTTCAACCTGGTGGCGGACCCCTTCAACTGCGACGTGCGCAGCCACGACGACGTGTATCTGAGCGGCGACGTGCGCTACGTGCGCGAGGCCATGGCGCACACGTCCAAGCACGGCGGCTTTATGGCCGTCGTCGGCGAGAGCGGCTCCGGCAAGAGCACGTTGCGGCGGGATCTGATCTCGCGCCTGGACGCCGAGGGTGCCCAGGTCAAGATCATCGAGCCCTACGTGCTGGCCATGGAAGACACCGACAAGAACGGCAAGACGTTGTCCAGCATCCACATCGCGGAGGCGATTCTGCGGGCCGTGGCTCCGTTGGAGAAGTGCTACTCGTCGCCCGAGGCCCGCTTCCAGCAGCTGCACAAGGCGCTCAAGGACAGCCACAAGGCTGGATTCAAGCACTGCCTCGTCATCGAAGAGGCGCACGCGCTGTCCATCCCCACCATCAAGCACCTCAAGCGATTCTGGGAGCTGGAGCACGGCTTTGCCAAGCTCCTGTCCATCATCCTGATCGGCCAGCCCGAGCTGCACCACAAGCTCAGCCAGTCCAACCACCAGGTCCGCGAAGTGGTGCAGCGCTGCGAAGTTGTTGAGCTGCGGGCGCTCAACGGCAACTTGGGCGAATACCTGGCGTTCAAGCTCGGACGGGCTGGCGCGGACATCACCAAAATCATCTCCGAGGACGGCATCGACGCCATCAAGGCCAAGCTCACCGGGCAGCAGCGGGGGCGTGACGCGGTGAGCCTCTGCTACCCGCTGGCGGTCGGGAACCTGTTGGTAGCCGCCATGAACCAGGCTGCCGAGATCGGCGCGCCCCTGGTCACCGCCGACGTGATCCGGACTGTGTAGCCAAAGGAAGGAGGAACATATGGCACGGAAGAAACCCACTATCGAAGGCATCGCGGACCTGGAGCAGGCAAACGCGGCCCTGGCCGAGATCGCGGCCATCCAGCGCGAGCTGGGCCTCGTCGAGGCCGAGATGAACGAGACCATCGACAAGGCCAAGGCGTTGGCCGAGGCGGCCAAGGCCCCGCACGCGGCGCGGCTCAAGGAGCTGGAGGCGGGGCTCGCCGCCTACGCCCTCTACAACAAGGGCACGCTGTTCGCGACCAAGAAGAGCGTGGAGACGGCGCACGGCGTGATCGGCTTCCGGCAGTCCACCAGCATCGCCGCCCTGAAGGGCCTCAAGCTCGCGGACGTGCTGGCCAAGGTGCAGGAGCTGGGGCTGAACGAGGCCGTGCGCGTGAAGACCGAGCTGGACCGCGAGGTCATGCGCGGCTGGCCGGACAGCCGCCTGGCTGCCGTGGGCGCGCAGCGCAAGGTCGAGGACACCTTCTACTACGAGGTCAAGGCCGAGGAACTGGCCGCATAGGCCGAAGGAGAAGTGGCGGATGTACGCTGACAAAATCGAGACAAACGCGATGGCATTGGGCGTGCTGGCCGGGCAAATCCCGGAGTCCGCATGGGGCGTGGTCAAGCTCGTGCGGGACAACCTGCTGGAGCAGGCGCAATCCGTGCGGTCCATGGAGGAGCGGCTCCTGGTGCCCGACGACGAGGAGGGTGCTCTCACCTGCCCGGACGGCACCGGCAAGGATGGCATCCTGGGCATGTACCCCGGCGAGGCAGTGCCGTGGGAGGTGTGCGAGGCCGCAGCCTGCCCGCATCGTGATGTCTGCGGCTGCTGGAGGAGCGACGCGTGAGCGCCATCCGCGAATCGCGCCGCGCCAGCCGGGCGTATGCCGCAGGCGGCGTGCGCACCAAGGGCGGCGGCCAGGTGCCCAAGCGAGCGCTCATCGCCGCCGAGGCGTCGTCCCTGGCGCACCGCTCCCTGGCCGTCCGCCTCGGCGGCGTGCTCAAGGATCTGCACGCCAGAGGCCTGGTGCCCGACGACCAGACCACAACCACCGAAACCCTCCTCCGGCGCGTCGAGGCGCTGGAGGCGTAAACCCAAGGAGACAAGCATGAACAAGGAACAGCTGATCGCGAAAGTGCAGGAACGCTGCGGCCTCAACGTGACCAAGACCACTGTCGAGTCCATCGTGAACGCCGCTGTGCAGGTGATGGGCGAAACCTTGGCGCTCGGCGACAAGGTCACCCTCGTGGGCTTCGGCACCCTCAAGCCCGTGGCCCGCGCCGCCCGCGAAGGCCGCAACCCCAAGACAGGCGAGACCGTGTTCATCGACGCGAAGACCACGGTGAAGTTCAAGGTCGGCAAGGAGCTGCTGGAGGCGGTCAATGGGCACTGACACCACCTGCATCGGTCTGTCCGCGTGCGGCGGACCGTGTGACGAGAGTTGCCCGGGCAACAGGGAGACGGACGGGGACAAGAGCATCACGGCCTTTGTCTGGGCCAACGGGCTGATCCAATTCGGCGTGACGGTCCCCGACGGCGCGCTGCCTGTGCTCAAGGGTCCGGAAAAGGCTGTGCGCGATATCATCGACGTTCTGGCCGTGCACTGCTGGGACAACGTTTCCCTCAAGATCGGCGATGTGGCCACGGCGAAGAACGACGACGATGCCCTGGAAGCCGTAAGGCGGTTCTCTGCTGAGGCGTGGGGGCGACTTTCCAAGGCTCATATCTACAGCTGATGCGAAACCGCCCCGGATCGGGGCGGTCGTCCAGGCGTGGCGGCCTGGGCCTGACGAGCAGCCAACGGAGGGCGGCATGAAATCGCGCCTGGTACTGGCAGGGGAAACGGACGGCGGCACACCGATGCTGTACATGGAACGAGGGTTCAAACGCTGCGTGGCGGCGCGGAAAGACATGCCGGTCTCGATGACGGAAAGAGCCAAAGGCTGCGCCACGATGCTGACGCAACTCGGATTGCGCCCAGTCCGGTTCCGCGCCCGCAGCCACACCACCGGCCCCTGCATCTGTCCGGGGTGCGACAGGATATGCGATCTCCCACTGGGGATTGCGGCAGGCCAGGAATTCGAGGTCTGGGTATGATCTCGAAAGGCGACGCCTACCGCAACAAGCTGGTCCAGCTCATCCACGTGGCCAAGAAGGATCTCGGCCTCGATGACGACGCGTACCGCGCCGTGCTGCGCGAGCAGACAGGGGCCGAGACCACCAGCCATCTGGGCATCAAGGGCCTCGAAAAGGTTCTGGACCACATGCAGGCCCGCGGCTTCGTGATCCGCGCCAGGCCCAAGGGCAAGGCGGCTCCGCTCAAGCGCGAGCCCATCCACGACAGCGACGAGCAGATCCGCAAGATCCGCAGTCTCTGGCTGGAGCTGCGCGACATGGGCGTTCTGCGCGACTCGTCCGAGGCCGCTCTCAACAATTACTGCGCGCGCATTACCGGCATCGCGCGCCTGGACTGGGTGCCCACGACCACGCGGTTGAGCCAAATCATTGAGACGCTGAAGAAGTGGGTAGAGCGGGAAGCGAGGAAGCAAGAAGAAGCGCTGATCCGCCAGCTCTGGGTCGAGCTGGCCGCGCTCGGTCGCGTCAGCCCCGGTGATGCGGCGTTGGATGCGTTTGTGGCCCGCACGTTCTATGGCACCCCCCTCCACGCCCTGTCCCTGAAAGACATGCGGACCACTGGCGGCCACAGCGGACTGATTCTGCGGCTGAAGGAGTTGCGCGATGGCGATGGATAAGGCCAACCTCGGTCGCGAACTGCTCCAAGATCTGGAGGCCAAGCTGGCCGACCAGCTCGGCAGCCACGTCGGCCAGGATCGCGCCCAGGTCATCGCGCGCACGGTCACCCACAGCGTCGCCACCGACTGGGCTGGCCAGATGCTCTACATCCCCAACTCGCTCGCCAAGGACGCGGCGCGCGCGGCGCGAAACGCCAAGATTTACGACGAGTTCACCGGGGACAATCAGCCCGATCTGGCGCGACGGTACAACCTGTCGGTGCACGCCATCTACCGCATCATCGCCGCCGAGCGAGAGCGGCGCATGCCGCGTCCGCTGCGGCTGCCTGGAGTCGGATGATGTCCCGCAGCACCGGACAATCCGAGCAGCGCGCGGCGTCCGATCTGACCCGCCAGGTGCCGCATGACCTGTACGCCGAGCAGGCCGTTCTGGGCGGTGTGCTCATGTCCAACCGGGCATTCCCGGCCCTGGTCGAGATCCTGCGCGAGGACGATTTTTACTCCCCGGCGCACCGCCTGATCTGGCGCGCGATGGCCTCGCTGGACCGCGATTCGCAGCCCATCGACCTGCTCACCGTGGCCGACCGGCTGGCCACGCACGGCAAGGGCGGCACGTCATGCCTGGACGCTGCGGGCGGTCGGGCCTACCTGGGTGAGCTGGCGGCGGCCATCGTGCCCTCGGCCAACGCCGAGTACTTCGCGCGCCGCGTGCGTGATCTCTCCATGCAACGCGGCCTCATCGCCGCAGCGGCAGGGATCATCGAGCGCGGCTACGCAAAGGGCGTGGACGTCGAGCGCCTGATTGACGAGTCCGAGCAGGCCATCATGCAGGTGGCCGAGCGCAGATCCTCCGACGGCGCGATCCACGACGCCAAAGGGCTCGTGGATATGGTGTTCCGCAACCTGGAGCTGGCCGCGCAGCGTCATGAGATGATCACCGGCGTGGACACCGGATACACGCGGCTCAACGAGTACCTGGCGGGCTTCCAGCGCTCGGACCTGATCATCATCGCGGCCCGCCCCTCCATGGGCAAGACCGCCTTCGCCCTGAACCTGTGCCTCAACGCGGCCACCAGGGCCGTGGACGAGACGCCCGTGGTCGTCTTCTCCCTGGAGATGAGCAAGGAGCAGCTCATGGCGCGCCTCATGTGCGTGCAGGCAGAGGTGGATCTGTCGCGCTTCCGGCGCGGCTACCTGGACGACGGCGACTGGGCCAAGCTCTTCGACGCGGCAAACGTGCTCGGCCGCGCACCCATATTTATAGATGACACCCCGGCGCTGTCCGTACTGGAGCTGCGCGCCCGCTGCCGCCGCCTCAAGAAGGAGAAGGGGCTTGGCATGGTCGTGGTCGACTACCTGCAACTCATGCGTGCCAGCCGCCACATCGACTCGCGCGAGCAGGAAATCTCCGACATCTCGCGCAACCTGAAAGCCTTGGCCAAGGAGCTGGACATCCCGGTCATCGCGCTCTCCCAGCTCAACCGCAAGGTCGAGGAGCGCTCCAACCGGCGGCCCATGCTCTCGGACCTGCGCGAATCCGGCGCGATCGAGCAGGACGCGGACGTGATCATGTTCATCTACCGCGACGAGGTCTACAACAAGGAATCTCCGGACAAGGGCATCGCCGAGATCATCCTCGGCAAGCAGCGCAACGGCCCCATCGGTGACGTCCGACTCGCCTTCATCGGCCCCTGCACCAAGTTCGGCGACCTGGCCTTCATCCCCGATCCCAACGAGGCTCCCAATGAAGCTCTTTGACTCCAGGGTACATGGCAACATGGGAGCAATAAGGACCGCAGCCAGGGACCACGCTTTTGTAGGCGGTCTTGCGCTTTACGTTTTTCCGGGGCACAACCGGGCCGACGGTTTACTGATGTCGCTCAGCCTGGAGCAGCTTCATGAGGTTGCAATCCACTGCGGAGCGCGGCCGTTCATCAAAGAGCAAGACGGCCTCCACCACCTGGCGCTGTGGGGCCGTCCGCTCGATCAGGCGATCTGGATGTGCAGGCGCGAGGAGTGGGGATGGTAGCCGCGTTTTCGTTTCACTATGTGCAACGCCGTTTCATTCCGATCCGTCCCGACTCATCCCGACTCGTCCCGGATCATCCCATTTATCGCGCCGCTCTCCCCTAGTTTTAACGACCGTGATCAGGCGCGGCCAGGGCCGCCTCCTCGGCGCTTTCCCTGGTCTTGGCCGCGAGGTTGGCGCGGGCCAGGGCGATGCGCACCTCCTGCGGCAGGTGGCGGGCGTAGAGCATCTGCGATTGTCCGGCGGCGTGGAAGGCCGCCTCGACCACGCCGAAGAGTTCGCGCACGTTGCCCGGCCAGGAGTAGGCGGCCAGGGCGTCGAAGAACTCCGGGTCGTAGCGTTTGGGCGGCAGGCCCGCCTGCTCGCACAGGGCGGCGATGTGGTACATGGTCAGGAGCTTGATGTCCTGGGTGCGTTCGCGCAGGGCGGGCAGAAGGATGACGAAGGTCTTGAGCCGGAAGTAGAGGTCCTGGCGGAAGGCCCCCTCCTCCACCATCTCCTCCAGGTCGCGGTTGGTGGCCGCGATCAGCCGGAAGTCGCTGGACTCCTCGCGCACCCCTCCCACGGGCCTGAAGCGGCGTTCCTGCAGCACGCGCAAAAAGGCCTTCTGCAAGGAAAGGGTCATCTCGCCCACCTCGTCCAGGAAGAGGGTGCCGCCGTTGGCCAGGGCCACCAGGCCCGTGCGGTCCGAGGTCGCGCCGGTGAAGGAGCCCTTCTTGTGGCCGAAGAGGGCGCTCTCCACGAGGTTCTCGGTGAGCGAGGCGCAGTCGATGACCACGAAGGGGCCGCCGCGGCGTTCGGAATTGGCGTGCACCGTGCGCGCCACCAACTCCTTGCCCGTGCCGGTCTCGCCGCAGATGAGCACGGGCGCGGCGGTGCGCGCGGCGCGGCCGATCTCCTCGTAGCAGGCCTTCATGCGCGGCGAGAGGCCGACCACGCCCTCCAGGTCCAGTTCCGCCGGGGCTTGGGCCGAAAGCTTCTCCTGGCGGTAGCGCAACGCCCGCTCCAGGGAGAGCATGGTGCCCTGGATGGGGGTGGGCTTGACCAGATAGTCCCAGACGCCCTCCTGGATGGCCAGCTCCGCGCCGTCCGGGTCGCCCTGGCCGGTGAGGATGATGACCTCCGGGGCCTCCCGCAGGGCCTTGATGCGCGGCAGGGCGTCCAGCCCGTTGCCGTCGGGCAGGCGGATGTCCAGGAAGACCACGTCCACCCCGCCGTGGGCGATCTCCTCCATGCCCAGGGAGAGGGTCGGGGCGAGCACGGCGCTGTGCCCCATGCGCTCGATGACCCGGCGCATGGTCTCCAGGATGCGTTCGTCGTCGTCGATGACCAGGACCGTGCTCAT